AAGGAACAATCCACACTAGACGATCTAAAAGCTGCGTGGCAAGAGATGTCAGCGTCAGATCGCAAGGCAAACAAAACAAACGCTGAAATCAACCCTCGTCTTTATGAGAAAGAACACTGTCAGGCGCGTCGGTGGTTTTATGATGAAGGTACTCTTGATGGCATCTTAAAAACGATGTCCTCGCAACCTTCTTGGCAAGGTGGGGTAGTCGTATATGACGAATTATCGGGATTTTTTGAAGGATTAAATCAGTACCGATCAGGCGGTAAAGGTAATGACCGGCAACGAGACTTAAGTAACTGGAATGGCCCTATCCGAAATACTTTTGACCGCGTAAACAAAGACAATCGATACTATTTAGATGGGCAAACACTTAATAAATTAGGTGGGATACAAGTCGAGAAACTCAGGAAATATCTTGATTTATCTAATGATGTCGATGGGGCAGTTTCTCGGTATCTTTTCTTGCTACACGAACCCCTTGATCCTCGTCCTGGTAAGCCGCCAGAAGACCCTAATTCTATCGATGAGTGTATCGAAACACTGGTCAATCAAATCAGTGGAATTAGCCTAGAAGCTGATGAAAATGGGATTATCGATCCTTATAATTGCTGGTTTAGCGAAATCGGAGAAAGTTATGCCTGGGGTATTAAGTATCACTACGAGATACTTATTAAGAAGTATCGAGCGATTAATCCATCATTTGCTTCCTATCTAGGAAAGCAAATGAAGACTTTTTTAAGGCTTACATTAAGCATCCATCTTCTGAATTGGATATTTGATCCAGATAATACTAATCTTTACAGTATTCCTGTGCAAACAGCCATTAAAGCTGCTAAGATGACCGACTTCTATATCAGTCAATTCTTGACAATTCAAGGAGTTACGTCTCACGACGAGAATCCAGTACAGGGAATTTTATCCGAAATCTGGGAGATCGTTAAAAGCGCAGGTCAAATCAAACCTCGGGACGTTGCCCAAAAATTCGGCGGGCGTAAAATTAATGGGGAAAAAGTAAATACATCTATCGCCCGTACATTGCTTACTCAGCTAGAAAACGCTGGTTATGGACGACTAGAAATTAAGTCAAGGGGTATGGTGCTGCACTATCAAGAGCCAAAAGAATTAGAAACTTTTGAGATAGAAGATTCTCTGGAATATCAATCAGAGATAAAAGAAGAAATTGTTCAAGTTACCAGTCCCACTTTCACACACTCAAAAAATGAATCGATCCCTGATTCTGACATAGTAGAAGTTGAATCGGAGCCAGTAATCGATGAGTTATCGGCTGATGGTGTACACATTGATAGCCTTCCTGATCTTAAGAAAGAAAGGGTGCTAGTGCGGACGGCTGCATCTATTCAGATAGGAGAGCGAACGGTCCCTCCGAGAGCGGTCGGAAAAATTATAGAAGTAACTTTTGACGATCAATGGCTTTTGAGGGTAGAAACTGTTCTGAATGGGTCTGTGATCATTTTTACAATTCCATTTTCTGATTGCTATTTACAGAATATAAGCACCTGATAGGATTGACAATTTTAGGAGTCCCTGATAGGATTGAAGTGCTAGAGTAGCTTGGTAGCTAAAGGCTGAAACGGAGCCTTCAACCGAAAAGGGACTTAATGCAAAAAATAAAGTTATTTTTTGTTTCAAAACTGAAATTTGCGAATCCACCGAACTTGGCAAAGATTGAGTGAGGGAAGGGCGTTTCGTCAGGAGTAGATTTAATTAAGTTTTGCGGGTTCGATTCCCGTCTCTAGTACCTATGATCGGACAATATATTCCTTCTCGATACCCTAAAAAGATTTATCGTGTTAATTCCTATGGTCAAATTTTCCCCCGGTGCAAACCACTGGGGATTATTAAGACTGCCATAGGAATCTACTATCACTTTGAATCAATTGATCGCCTCACAAAAGGAGAACATTTTTACTGTTTTCGCAAAGAAGATTTTCAAGAAATCTCTTGACAATTCTAGCAGAATGATATAAGATTTAAGTAATCAATTAAGGGGGAATCATGAAGCTTATTGCAAATATGAGTACTACTAAAATTAGTTATTACGCTAATTTTTACGCAGAACAATATCAGAGTTCCAAGCAAGAATCTGGGGAAAATGTATGCAAAAAACGTGACGCTTTATACTCTAAAATTCGGGAGTACAACAAAATTTTAGAACAGCGTGGACTTGAAAAAGTAAAGGTGTAAGTGTAAAATGACAACAAACTCAAAAAAGCGACCATATTGTGTAATTTTTTGGCTAACGATTTTGGCTTATTTAGTAATTATATCGGCTTTATCATTAGATGCGAACGAAGCCTATAAAGACTACAAAGTTAATTTGAGCCTATTGTACGGTATTGTTTAAAAAGTAAAGGTGTGATTATGGAAAAAGAAACTAAAAAAGCATGGGCTAAATTATCAAGTCAGGATGACATTGATAAGAACAAAGGACTTATCAGAGGGACAGATGAGCAAGAGTCTGCCAAAAGATTTAAAGCGCATCTAGATCACTGCAAAAGACACCTAAAGGATTGGAGAAAATGAGATACACAATTAGGACAATAGATAGAAGAAATAAGCCTTGCAAGATTAAAGCTTCTATGCACGAAAGCCGGCTAATGGCTTACTTGGACGCTTTAAGCCGCAACGGGCATCATGGCATCGTAGTAGAAGAAACAGTAGGTATTTCCTAGTAAATTTACCCAACAGGAGTAACAAGTGGACATAAAACAAGTAACAGAGAAAATATTGGAATTCTGTCACAGAAGTTATCCAAATTTAAGATGGAATCTTGACTCTGAAAATAATATAATTCAGTGTCCACTTTTTCCTGATGAATTAATAATAGAGGTTTTTCTGGATAGTCCGCTTAAGCGTATTTTATGCGAAGCGTATCATGTAGGCACGTTTGAATTGTGGATAAACCCTGACGATAGCAATAACTATCCTTATGAGAATCAAATAGCATTTGATTATATTAGAAAGTCAAAATCTGATTATTTTGATAACAAATACAGAGAAACTCGAAAAGTAATGCTAGACATTTTTAATTTCATTCTCGATGAGATTCAAGAGTAAATAGGAGCAACACATGGACACACAGTTAGTAGCGGAAAAACTATTTAAGTTTTGTAAAGAAAAATACCCAGATTTAAAATGGGACATCAAATTTGTAAGAAAAGACTCAACATATATTTATGGATCAGATTCTTTTATTGAATTAACATTAAGGGTTCACAAAGAATGCGAATTTGAATATATTTTAGGTTCTTCTAAAATATCATCTCCTATGCTCTGGCTAGGCACGTTTCACGTTTGGATAAATTTTGAAAAAAATAGTGACATAGATTTTACTCTTTATGAGACAGACAAAATATGGAACGAAAAAGATTGGCTATTATCCAAACAATCTCGAAAAATAATGTTAAATATTTTTAACTTTATTCTCGATGAAATCCAAGAGTAAAAACATTACTAAGAGTTAAAATAATGGCGACAAACAAAGAGTTAGGACTTCCGCCTAAAGGAACGTATCCAGCTAAGGTAATTGAAGTTATCGATAATTTTAAAGTAGTAATAAACCGTGGTAAATTAAATTGTATCCGAATAGATACTTCTCATCTAGTTTATTCGATTACAAACAAGCCAATATACGACCCGATAACTAGCGACTTCATTGGTCATCGTATTCTTTATAAAGGGTCAGGAATGATTATTTCTGTTGAAGAAAATACCTCTATTATTCAAGCTTGCAATAATTCTCGATACAACTGCAAGGAATTTGTCAATGTTTGTGTCAGCGATTTAGTTATTTGTATTTGAGGTAATAACAATGGAACTATTAAAAAAAGCGTCACTTAAAGAAATCTCTGATTTCTTTAAAAAAACTTTTGAGCAGATGAGTATCTCCGAATACGATACAGTGGACATCTCAGAGTGGGATACAGTCGCAGACGACAAATGTATTCGTTTAATAGGAACTTTGGTAATTAAAGAAGATTATCTTTACAAAACTTATGGTAAGTTAATAAAAAACAAAAAGTATGAAGTTTTGATTGAATGTCGAGAAATTTCGACTGAATATCAATTGATAAACAAATGCTTTGAAAAAATCACAATAGAAGGTACGTTAGGCGGGTCTTTGGTTGTCTTGCATTGGAACTACAGTCTTGACAGAAACAATAAAACCTCAAGATATAATCTTTATCCAAGCGGAAACAAAGAAGAGTTCAATATTTTGATTCCAGAAGCAACAAAAATAATGGAAACTATTATAGGCTTTATTAAAACAATTGAGATCAAGGATTAACGCTAATGAACAAAATAGAAGCATTAAAACAAATTGAGGTTTTTTGTAGAGAAACTTTTAGCCATTCTAATTACTCAGAATAGCAAATAAAGACAGAAGACGGATTTTCCTATCTACAGGGAACACTGGAAATTTTTTGTCAAAGTCTAACTCAATGTCAATACAGGGTATGGATTGAGTTTCAAAATAAATATTCTAAAAAATTAATAGTTACAGTAGAAGCTTGTTTAGCTTTAGAGTATAATTCTGTACCTTATCTTAGTTGGGTTGAAATAAAATCAAACAGGAAAAAAATACAGGGAGATGGTAAACATTTGGATATTTTACTACCAGAAACAAAAAAAATAATAAAACCTGTTTTAGATTTTATCGAAAATGAAATACAAATCAAAATAGATTTGTTTAAAAAGGTTAAAAAACATAGTTGTTTACAATTGACTATAGATTTTATTGAAACCAAAATATAATCTGAAATAAAAACATGACACTAGCAATACAAACACAAACACTTTTTGCACCGACTAAACCACAAATTCAATTAAGAGATGACCAAAAAGCTCTTAAAAGAGAACTGTATGACGCTCTAAAAATCTACAAAAGAGCCTTAGTCGTTGCCCCTTGCGGATGGGGTAAAACAGTATTTTTTTGCCAGATAATTTACGATGCTGCTGTAAAAAGACAGCGACGGACTTTAATCGTAGTACCTTTTACGGTACTTATTGAGCAAACCCTAGAAACTTTGGGGAAATTTGGATTAACTGCCGGAGTAATTGCTGGTAACTACAAAGAAGATAGAAACCAATTAGTACAAATTGCAACAACTCAAACCTTATCTAGAGGACGAGATATTACTTGGTTTAATCCCGAAGTAGTACTAGCCGATGAAGTTCATCTATCAGCTTACTGCCAATGGTTTAAAGATAGCTTTCCCAACCTTAAAAACGGTAAGCAAACAACCTCAATCAAAGACATTCGTGACGAATTAGCAGTATTAGGTATCGCTGTAGAAAGAGAAGACATAGAACCTTATAAAATCACTTTTGAGGAAGCTAAAGAAAAATGCAAACACCTTAGTCTAGTTCACGCTGAGTCAAAAGAGATATTACAAGAAATAAACTCGGCATGGGAAATCATTCGTAAACAACAGCATCTTTTTTTAGGGAAAACCCTACCAGTAGATAATCGCCTTGCAATTGGATTAACAGCAACCCCGTGGCGGTTATCGAAGCGTGAAGAGTTGGGAGATATTTTTGAGGTTCAAATAACTGGCCCCACTCCAAAAGAAATGATCGAACGTGGCGCGCTTGTCGGTTGTGTTTACTTCGGAACTAAAAATAAAATTAATACTAAAGGAGTAAAAATTAATGGCGGTGATTTTGATGCTAGTCAGTTAGAGATTCGTTGTCTTGAGGCGGTAAAATCAACAGTTTCCGAGTATCGCAGGCTCGGTCAAGGGAGACAATTTGTTTGTTTTGCTGCGGGTGTAGAACACGCTAAAAGCCTCTGTACAGAATTTAATGAGAGGGGTGTTCCCACGGCCATTATCACAGCCGAAACACCAGAACAGGAAAGAAGAGAAATATTTAGAAAAGTAGCTGAATTAAGATTGCGGGGGATTGTAAATATTAATACTTGCGGGATAGGATTTAACTTACCCGCAATTTCTTGTATAATTCACGCTAGACCAACTAAGAGCAGAACTCTTTATATTCAGATGACTGGTCGGGGACAACGGCTCTGTAGCTGGTTAGACAAGATTGATTGTCTGGTATTAGATCAAGCGGGGAACGTAACCGAGCATGGATTTATTGAAGATGTAGATTATCCTAATCTCTCTACATCTTCCGATACTCAAAAAGGACAGGCTCCGACTAAAGAGTGCGAAAATTGCAATAAAATAACCTACGCTTCCGCTCGTATTTGTCCTCATTGTGGCTATGAATTTCCAACAAAAGAAAAAAAACAAATCGCCAACGAAAGACTAGAGATTATAATTCACGATAAAGATAGAGAATTATACTTAGCCTACAAGTACGCTCTCAGAGAAGCTTACAAAAAAGGTGAGCATATTGAAAGTGTCCGGGGATGGATGATCAAAACATTTAAAAATCCTAGACTAAGCAAAGACTGGATGCCCCCTAAATCTTGGAAGTTACACGCAATCTTCAAAAAAGACTATACTGTAAAAGACTTGAATAATTACGAGGCTTACTTGAAAAGTCTTTGTAAAATTGAAAACAATAACTGGGTAAAAGCTAAGATGGCAGAGGAATTTGGAGATGGCTGGGACAATATTCGGCTCTAATGGATTATTACTGGCATCTTCCCAGGAATATAAGGAACAAATAGCGAACGAGCTATTTAGACTTATTTCTATAGGCTCCGCGCCTATTCTTTCCCGTACCCTTGCCACACCCCCAATTCCTCAAAATATAGATAGCTACTATATTGTCCCCGCAGGAGCTACTGGGGCATGGGCGGGAAAGACTAATCAGATAGCTTATCCCGTAATTGGTTTGGATGGATTGCCTACAGGAACTTGGAAATTTTGGCAGCCTTTTACTGGACTAACAGTTTTTCTTGTTTCTGGAGAAGCAATATTTTTTAATGGCGCAAACTGGGTACTTGTTTCTAGTTTTGATCAATACTCTGGGGATATAGAAGCTCCTGCTGCTCAAATCTACCCTCTTGATTTCGCTTTATTAAGAGGGTATAATATCCTAAGTTTTAGTGCGGTAACTCAATCTGGTACAGCTACTATATCGGTTAAAATCAATGGAATAGATGTCCCTGGATTGAATAATTTATCTATTACTTCTACTCGATTAACTGTTCCTGTAACAACAGGGAATTTTCTTGATACAGGAAGCAGAGTAGAACTTGCTGTTTCTGCTGTTAATAGCCCGAAACATTTATTTTTTACTATAGGGAGAAAATATGTCTAGATGGTTATTTTTCCCTTTTCTTAATCCTTTTGTTCCTGACGGCGAATTTAAAAGTTGCCAACTAAGCAATGATATTGTTAATAGTATGCGTCCTGTAAGTACGGTAGATGGTACTTTTCTCTATTGCTCTTTTGATATAATTAATTCAGGATTTGATAGAACACCATGAACTTACCTTTAATTAATAATGACAACGCCGGCAATTCTTATTATGGCTGGACAACTAATAATCTAGATTGGGCCCCAGAGTCGCAGGGATTTACAGCCACTCAATGTGCTAACTGGATAAATGGTTTTTTTGGACAAACTTGCGCTTTCGCAGATTCTGATAAATTTAATTTAATTTTACCAGTTAGTTTTGAATCACTAAGTTTGCCTGCAACTGCGTCAAAATTCAGATTTGACCGTCTTGGAATAAGTCGCACTATTGGAAACCCTTCGACGACGACGATGGAAAGCCAATATTGTAATAGTAACTGTCTTGACTTGTTTGGTTTTATTTTTAACCGTCCTTCATCTTATTATTGGGCAGTTTTGAATTCGCACAGTTTAAGTATTGCTGCATCTACTACGATACCATCCGATCCAGTTGTCTTTTTTAGTTGCGGATGGCTAAAAAACCCTTTGTTTCCTCAATCGGCTTTTGTTCAGAATGCGTATTTTTTATGGACGTTCGGATTAGATTCTGGTAGTAGAGCGGCTGGCCGTCCATCATTGGCATTTGGAGGGAATGCTAGGCAAAACTTTGTGATACCAGAAGCAACAACTCCAAATCCTCTTGCCAATTACCCTGTCTCTTGTCAAACCGCTACCCCCGGAGCTAATACAACAGAATTTTATTTAAGAGATAATGTAGCTCCTAATAAAGCCGTTGGATATGCTCCAAATTTGTTAAAATCTTCTTTAAATATTCCTGCCGGGCGAATATATAGAAATACAGGAATTGATCCTGATGGCTCTAATAATCCTTACTGGAAATGTGTCGCAAAAATAGGCAGCGAATCTTTATTAATGAGAGTATGGGCTACAGGGTTAGTTTAGTATGATCTATTATCACGTTTTTGGAACTGCTAGAGAAAAAAGCTTAAATGGAAGTCAAGATAATCCTATATTTTGGCGTACTGGCACACCAATTTCGTGGGACAAAGAGCCGACATTAAAGACTGTTGGTGGAATTAACCTATTTGGTCAATTTTGGAAAATAACTAGCAAATACGGTCAACAAGTAAGTATTTTCTCTATTCCTTCTAATCAGTACAACTCTCGCTATACTGGTTCAATTGCCGACACGATTCCTTTAGAAAGAACCAGTAAAAACTACACTTATTCTGGTACTGTAAGCGAACCCAAAAAACTAGCTTATGATGTTACAGTAATTGACATTATTCGTGTCACTGATCCAGTTGATTTTCCTGACGATCCTTACCTAGTAAATATTCCTGAATTTCCTATTATTCCAGATAAAGACTATCAAACAGAAATTCAGTTTTCTAATTCTTTGCTAGAAAACACAGAAGGGGCAGAACAACGAATAGTGGAATGGTCTAGCCCTATTAGAGTGTTCAATCTTGCTCGAACTGCATTACAATCTGATGATTTAAATGCTATTCTTGACTTTCATGAAGAAATGAAAGGATCAAAAAAAGATTTTCTTTATCGTGACCTTTCTGATTATCAAGTAAAAGGAACTTATGAATGGCTAATTTATTGTCGATTAAGCAATGATATTGTTAATAGTATGCGCCCCGTGGATACCGCTGGTACTTTTCTTTATTGCGCTTTTGATATAATTAATTCAGGATTTGATAGAACACCATAAACAGCGATTTTAGCATGACTTCTTTTATCCCAAATGGTAATTTTGTTTATTGTCGTTTCGATATAGATAATTCAGAGTTTAGTAGAAATGCTCTTGTTACCGAATTCTACACAGAAGGAGTATTTTCCCCAGAACACGATGGGGTAAAAACAGAATTTATTTTGATTAAAAAATATTCCTGCGGCAATAACGTTCATCACAGACCTATTCTTTATCCAGATATTGATAGCCTAAAAATCTATCAAGGAACTACAGAAATACCACCGTCAGAATATATAGTAGCTCCTGGTAAAATAGTTTTTAATAATCCGCCTCCTAGCACCCCCAAATTAACTTGGGAAGGCACTTTTAAGGTATTGTGTCATTTTGAAGAAGACAAACTAGATTATCAACCTATTACAAAAAATAGAAATAACACTATTTTTTCTATCCCTAAATTAATTTTACGAGAATCAAGAATTGAACCTGAAATTGCATT